CTGGAGAATAATCGTAATTAAAGTATTTTGGACTAGGAACGTATATATCTAAAGAACTAAAACATACTTCGATAGTTATGTTGAGAGAAGTAGAAGCACTAGCTGAAGCTGACAAAGGATTCAATACCATCAATGCTAATGTAGCAAAATTGCCTGGTACATTTGTTTCACTTAGGGCTGTGACTGTGGTAGGAGCTGTAGGCCTTATGTCTAAACTAGCTACGTCTGTATTACAATACCAAGGTACATGCAATACACATGAAGTAGCTTCATTAGCGTTCAAAAAACAATGGGGACCTGACATCAACGTGTTTACCAATAACCTATTCGTGCTTAACGCATTAGGCATCGGTGGTAACACACCTACCAAAACCACACCAGCATGTGAAATAGTTCCTGCTACTGAAATATTCAACGATAAATCACTTCTAAAATAAGCTCCCAATTTTAATGCTGTTTCTAGAGACACGTTAGATGTAAAAACGTCTCTAGGTAACCTAACTATTTTAGATGTTAAAAAACTATAAGCTACTTCGTTAGACCAAACTACACTGTCCACGAAAAAAGGTCTATTTACAAAAGGTTTTGTATCGATTCTATATTCTTCTGGAAAATCGATTACTGGATAAATGTCATGATGATCTTTATTAAAAATTATGTCTCTAGTATTCACACTAGCCACAGAGGTTTCCATACCCTGTTTGTTTGTTTGCATATCATAACACATTTCTGTTGCAAACTTGTTATCTGTGTTGTTTATTGAATTATTAATTGAATTGGTTGAAACGGTATGTTTTTACAAGAAGACTACCATTAAAATCTTCTATTTCCTATTGGTTTATCTGACAATATAGGTAGCAAAGTTTCTAGGATAAAACTTTTTATAACTCCATTATATTGTCTCAACTATACAGTTGGAAGGATAAAGTCTAAGAATATATTGCTAAATCCTTACCCAAACCTTTCATTATCAAGGCATAGGTGTCATCTTCCTTCATAGTTTTGCTAATGTGTTCATCGCTAAATTCTTTGAAGAAAAATGAAGAGTGTCTAGCTGCTTCCATAACTTTTTCCTTTAGTTCCTCATTTTCATGTAAAAACATTTCGAATTGGAACGCTGTCATTT